TCACTTATTAGATTATCCCCAAGTATAAATAGAAAAGAACCGCCCATCAAGAAGTATTTCTCCTCAATCGGCGGTCAAATTCGTTTTATTTTTCTATATCAATTTCTACACCAGATTTAAATTCAATGGAGTCCCACAGTTTTTCAATCTGTTCCATACTCCATACATACTGTCTTTGGAATGCTGGCATAACATATTTTCCGTCTTTGATATGCTCAAGAGCCTCATAAATCGTAATGCTGTTATCAATTAAAACGCTCATCGTTATGCCTCCTCTACATAAAAACTGTTCTTATATTTCATAAGGGTTTCTTCTACTTCATCCCAGATCCAAACTCGGTCACCGTCATCCTCAAAAACCTTACCATGAGATTTAGGACCGTCCAGTTTCATCTGTGAATAGTTATTTTTAAAAGTAGGAACATACAAATCCGGGCGTTCTTTATCACTGCACAAACGCTCCATCATCAACAGGGTTGCTTCTCCTGCGATATGTTCTGCCATAAAGTAGGCTTTGATTATCTTATGATTATATTGGCTTGGCTTTAACGCCCACATTGGTATGCGTTGAATTGCCTTACCGTAAAAATCTTTATCTGCACTATCAGATACCCTTGTTGCCCTCGGTGTATATTCTTTCGATACATTTCCGAAAGCCTGGGCAATATACCAACGAAGGCACGAATCTGCAGCCTCGTCAGATGTTTCACCGGAAAGATTAAGCGCCATGTTAAATTTATCAAACACATCTGCGTCTACATTAAAAGATATACTTTTTCTCATCGAATAACCTCCGTCCATTTACACTTTAACATTATATATTATAATACAGATTAGTAAATTTGTCAATACTCACGGACAAATTTACACAACTCCTTTAGACAGAAAACACCCTGCATTTCTGCAAGGTGCTAACTGTAGGGAATATTTCTTTATCTTCTTACGTCCACGCTTGTGCCGGATTTGAACTCCACAGTAACCCTCTCATCATAGACCGTGATTTTCTCAATCAGTCTGCGAACCAACTGCTCATCGTATTCCGTAATGTCCTGCTGCTGTTCGGCAAGGAACTGTTGCATTTCGCTGATTCGCTTTTTCATACCCTCACGCTCTGCACCCGCCACCTGGGCATTCTGCTTTGCCTCACGAAGGCTGTATATCTCATCTGCGATGCTATCGTAGTTTCCTTTGGCGTTGGCTACCTTTAGGAGTTCCTTTTGTAGCTGTTCCAAACGGCTGTCAATTTCGTCAAGCGGAATGCCGTCTGCTCCGGTAAGCACCGCCTCGACATTTTTCTGCAAGTTTTCGCTCATGGTATCCTTTTTGCAGAGTGCCATGTTGATGGCTCTTACCACAAGGTTCTGCAATTCTGATTCGTGGATAGCATCGGCATTGCAAGTTCCCGGACCGTGTTCCATCCTGGTGCAGCAACGCCATACAACAGACTGCTTACCGTGATTGTTCCAGACAACTCTACGGTAAATGTCGCCACATTTAGGACAGTACACGATACTGGATAATGCGTATTTGCTACTGTAAACACGCTTTTTTCGATTCTTCCCACTGTGCAGATTGGCTCGTCTGACCATCTCTTCCTGCACCTGCATATAAAGGTCGCGGGGGATAATGGCTTCGTGGCTGTTTTCTACATAATACTGCGGAACCAAGCCGTTATTCTTCACTCTCTTTTTGGTAAGAACGTCCACGGTATATGTCTTCTGTAAAAGGGCATCACCAATATATTTTTCGTTTTTCAGGATTTTCTTGACCGATTCAGGACGCCACTTTGCCTTTCCGGCGGCTGTTAAAATTCCATCATCCATCAAGCCATCTCCGATTTGCTTTAGGCTTGCGCCCTGTAGGTATTCACGGTAAATTCGTTTGACGATTTCTGCCTCGGCAGGCTCTATGATGAGGTGTCCATCTTCGTCTTTGGTGTATCCCATAAAGCGATTATTCGTAAATGTATCGGCATGATAAGCACCAAGGTCTGCATCAAGGCCACGAATCGTAAGATTCATGATGGCCATCTTCCAAGTGTCCGGATTGGCCTCTTGACCATAAATTGAAATCGAGCCACGATTGCCGGAATGTGCTTGAATAAACTTCGCACTTTGTACAAACATACCGCCACTGCCACAGCAGCAATCATATACGCGGCAGTTTGAATATGGTTTCAGGATTGAAACCAGTGTGTTTACGATGCTTGACGGCGTATAGAATTCACCACCGCCTTTGCCTTCCTTTTCGGCAAACTGAGCGATACAGTATTCGTAAGTTCTACCGAGAACGTCTCGGTTACCTTCGGTCTCTCCCATATCCATGTTGGTAAAGAGGTCAACGACATCTCCGAGGACTCTCTTGTCCAGATCTGGACTGGCATAATTCTTTGGAAGCACGTTCTTGAGTTTCTTGTTGTCGGCTTCGATTGCACGCATAGCATCATCAATAACCGTTCCGATTTCCGGCTTATGTGCTGCTGCCGCAATCTTATCCCAACGAGCATCCTCCGGCACGAAGAATACGTTATCCTCAAGATATGCATCCGGATCATTCTCGAAGCCATCTCCTTCGGCTACAAGCTGTTGATACTTCTTGTCAAATGCCGTAGAGATATACTTCAGGAAAATCAGCCCAATTATTACGTTTCTATATTCGGATGCCGGAATATGTCCCCACAAAACGCAGGCCGCATCCCAGATTTGTTTTTCAAAGCCGATATTGGCAGTATTCTTTTCAGCCATTGTGTTTACCTCACTTTTCTTTTTTTCATTATTCTACCAAGCCATCGGTACAATAATCAGGACTTATTCCAATTCCTCCATCATGTGCTTAAAGTGCTGTCCCTGATTCATCACCTCGAAGATGGAATAAAAAACGCTTCTGTACTGGTCACAATCGATGCTCTCATCTACAAAGTGGAGTCCATCGTTGAAAGCATCCGACCTATTGATGTAAGACAGCATAGCTTGTGCCAGATGGTATTTTGTATAATCTGGAACGCCACCGGCAGCTTCATCCATGATCTGCTTCTTTATCGCTTCAAGCACTGTAGTGCTAAGAACAGTGCTTTCAAAGCCACACAATTGTAAAAAGTAGTATTCAAGGATTCTCCGGATCACGTTCATGAGCGGAATCGGTGCATCCAGCTTTTCATATTCTCGCCAGAGTGCCGCATAAGAATTCTGAACCGGATTGAAGTTCCTATCCTTCTCAGAGACTTTTGTGGCCTCGATTACACATTTCTCCACAGTCGAGATGTTGTTCTTCTTGTTTACCTTAAAGAACGACACGTACCGGTAATGGCTAACCCGATTGTATGTGATCTCTCTGTGGAAGAAGGCATTGTGCGTCAGGATAAATATCTGCTGAATATACTTTCCTTTATATTCGTGGTCTTCCAGTCGGACGTTATTGCTGCATACGCCCAACATTTCACGCACCAGTGCACTGACGATAAAGAGCGCACTGGAGTCCATACTGGAAACAGGATCATCTATGACCACGATCTTATCCTTGCCGGAGTCCGTCTCGGTCTGGCTGCCGCGCACCAAGTGGTAGAAGTACAGGAAAGCAATGAAGTTACGCTCACCCTCGCTGAGCTTTTCCGCAACCTTGCCATCCTCCCTGATGACCTCGTAAGTACCTTTGACGCCTTCCTTTTCGCGGAGCCGGAATCCTTCAAATCCAGAATCCTTCAGATGGGCATTGATGCTTTCCACCGTAGTCGCCGTGTTGATCACGCTGGCATTGAGTTTATTAATTTCAGCCGACAGAGCTTTATATTTCTCCTGCAGCTTTTTGACCTCTCCGTCCAGTCTCTTAGCCTCAGCCTCAATATCGCTCTTGCTCTTTGTATAGGCCGCCACTTTATCCTTCAGGATAAATGCGATTTTCTCCCATACCATATTGAAGCATTCAAGCTGCTTGTCCGGCTTGGTAGCTACGATGTCGTTATTCTCCTGAATCAGTTCATTGATACCCGCTACGACTGTATCAATATCAGAGAGAATGGTATCTGTATCTTTGAGCGCCACGGCCTCACCCGGTGTAGTCCGTTTCTTTGCTATCAGCTGCTCATTCTCTGTAATGACTGTCTCAAGCTGTGCCACCAGCTTCTCATATTCTGCAGTCTTTGCCTTCGGGAAAACGTCGTTTAGGTTATTCTTTAGTAGCTCAAGTAAAGCCTCCATTTTCCTTTTGTACTCTGCCTCGAAGGTTTCAAGTGCATCAAGCGCCTTCTGGTAACCTTCATCGAAAGCCTCTGCGATGTCTTCCTCGAAGGTATCCGGTAACTTTCTCTGACAGAACGGGCATTTACCTTCTTCGTGACCGACCACATAATCAGCATGACCTTGCTTCACCCATTCGGTCGCATTGAGCGCTTTCATGAACTGAGCAAACTGTGTCTCACTCCTGCTCGTCACTTCTTCGCCAAGATAGCTTGCACCGGAAAGATCATATTCACCTTCCAACTCGCCAGAGATTTTGAACAATGGGTACCTCCGTGCCTTTGGATCATAGGCGATATCGTATAGTTTCTGGATATCTTCCTTTTTGTGTTCGACAGCTGAATGCTTCCCGGATAAAACCTCGTCTGCAAACTGGAGCTTCTTTTTCTTACCACCCTGCGTCTGATCGAAGCTCTTTCTGATATCCTCGGTTTCATCCCAACAAGTGGTTTCAAACGTATCGCGTAACGGCTTGAGCTCACTGCTCTTCTTATCACGATCCTCAGCAGCCTGTTTACCGTCAGCAACGACACCTTTTCTTTCCTCGGTCTTATCGTCGATCTGTTTCCTTGTTTCGGCATTTTCTTCGCTGAGCGTGAACACACCCTTGAGGTCGCCATAGTTAGCCAGATTACGGTCAATAAACTCTTGATTATAAATAAGAATCGTGTAGTCGGCAGGATTTACACCATTCTGCCATTCAAGGCACTCCGGGTGCTCAAAGGCATAAGCAACTGTGCTCTTACCCGCACCGTTCTTTCCAAAAAAGAAATTGATATATGTAGGGTCTACCGTCTCACCGTGAAAAGTGGCAGCGTCCAATTTTATATTTGTTATGAGGGACTTCATCTTGTCCTGCATAGGCATTCTCCCTTCTGCCACATTTTTGCGTGCGACATTTAATCCGTGATTTTTCCACCACGTAACCATTCATCCACTTCGGATATTTTGAACTTATAACGTTTCCCAGCTCTGTAGAATGGCAGTTTTCCGTCTTTTATCCAATTCCTGACGGTATCCGTACTAACGCTGAGGTGTTCAGCTATATCCTCAAGGTTTACCCATTTTTCTGGTGTTGCTTCTTGTATTGTTTCAGATGTAATATTCTCGTTTTCGTTGCTCATGTACTCTCCTCCATCAATGTGAGTCCCCAATGGTAAATACGGGAATTTGGACTCCGCCTTCAAGCAGCTCCTGAATCAGGTCGCAGCGCTTGATTGACCAGTGAGTCCGGTTCAGTTCGTTGAATTTATCATTGCCTACAAGTTGAAGCTCCTCTAACAACTCGTTCAGTCTCCACTGCGGAACATCGAGTTTGTATCCGCAATAGTAGACTTTCACGTAATTGTCGTAGACCTTTATATCGGGCACAAACCCGTAGATCACATTCTGGCTCTCATCTGCTTTGCCATACTGATTGTTCTCAGCCATAAATAGCGATGGCATGGTTTTAATTTGATCGCGATTCTCCTCAGTCATCGGAGCAAACTTATCTATAGTTTCCTGTGTCATGCATTGATTCAAGGCTCGGTCACGCGGAATCTTAATGTATGGCCTGTCGAATTCCTCACCAGCAAGCACGAAAATGTTGTAATACTCCCGATCCACCTTTGGCGGGAGATAGATATTTCCTCCGAAATACGGCATTGACACAGTCTGCTGCGTAATCTGCATATTGATGGTGCCGTAGTTCGGGATCATCACAGCATCGTTTCCACTCTGGGAATATTGCGGCTTCCCGTTTGCCGGAAGATTCGCAGCGGATATTACTCTTATTTCATTACTCATTAGAGCCACCTCCGTGCTTACCCAGTGTCAAATTCATCGTTCCGTAATTCGTGATGACATTACTGTTGTCTCCGGTCTGCGAAATAAACAGCGGATTATTTATGATCTGCTGAATGGGAGGAGGCGTGCCAGTTTTTGCATCCTCATCTCCAAAGTCGAAATCATAATCTGCCTCTGCTTTATCTGATGGCTGTTCTGCATCCTCGTCTCCGAAGTCGAATATCTCATCATCCTCGGATAGAGCTGTTCCCGGCATACGAACATTTATTGTCTTTGTGATACTCTTACCCATGCCACCAGAATATGTTCTTGGTGCTCTGCCATTTTTCGGGCACCACATGTCATAGGTATCACGGCCTACGCTGTTGTCCTTTCTATAAACAACCACATAGTGCCATACACCCAGCAGGAATGCAGGGAGACAGACATCGTCGAGTCCGCCAAGTGCGGTCTTTTTTATTTTCTGACCGGTTTCTTCAATATAAAATCCCTCATCCGGCTTGATGCTGTCGTCCTGCTCAATCAGGTCGATCAGCGCCTTCACGAGTCTTTCGTCTTTCTTTACCTTTGTTCCGATTTCAAGGAACAGCGCAACGAACTCCGTCATCGCACCCAGTGCATCCTGATACTCATTCCGGATGCGCTCATCAAACGCCTCGATCTCCAGTGTCTCGCCAAATGGCAAATACTGACCGGTCGAGGTCTTGCAGGATTTGAAGTCGTTTGTTTTTCCTTTCAGCGCACCTTCCTTCGGTTCTTGATAGTCGGGATTGATTACCTTAATCAGCCCAATCAGAACTTCCGGATCAGAGAGGCCATCCCTCTCGCCTTTATAGTGCTGTCTTGCCTTAACGCGTTGTTTTAGCGCCTGCAACACAAGCACAAAGAAGGTGCCGCCACATAACCGTGGATTGTCACCTTTTGTCATTGATTTTCTCTCCAATTTTCAAAGTCGAACCCTAAGAACCTTACGAACTATAGTAGCCGACCTACCGAACGATTGGATAGCTCTTGTGAGTAGTCACAAGGGCAATATGGCGTCCGGGAAGAGGCTGGATATACGGGTACAGTGGTTCGTGGTGTTTCCGATTTATTCCCATCAATTCCTATTATATCAGAAATACATGTGAAATTCAAGATATCCAGATGTATTTCCAATGAACAGGCCATGAATTTCCCCACTGTGATTGCTCACTAAAAAGCAAATCACAGGAGGAAATCTTATGACAACAGAAGAAAAGACCTATTTCATCTACGTTCGCAGCACCGGCGAAAAGGTACCGGTCACCAAGGCGCAGCACGACGCCTTCTATAAGGAAGCTGACCGCATCCGCCACAAGGAGCAGAATCACGGCAGGTGCATGTGTCCCTACCGCTTCATCTGGAAATGCGACGGCGACTGTATCGGCTGCGAATATCACGCGGCAGGTGACGTCACTTCTCTGGATCAGCCTCTCCCTGATGGCAACGGCACCCTCGGTGACTATATTCCCGACCGCAGTAAGCCGATGGACGAGGTTATCGCCGACCGCATGCTCTTAGAGCAGCTCTTTGCCAGACTGCGTGAGCTTGATCCGGAGGCCGATACCATCATTCAGCTTTGGAAGGATCATCCGGAGGGCATCTTCGATCGGGCAATCGCCAGAGAGCTCGGTCGCCCGCAGAAGACCTTCGCGGATCAGATGAAGAAGTATCGCACTGACCTGCGCAGGATTACCGGCGACAAGTAATACCAAAACCACGAACCACACCATTTCCGGCCATTGTCCCACCTTGGGATGATGGTCGGAATTTTTTTATAAAATCCTCCGCTCAAATCGGCAGTTCATCTCCAGTGGAAGATGAAGGCAAGAGAACACAGCCTTCAGAAAGCGAGGTGAACATGATGTACCGCAATTATGCAGACACCGGCGGCAACGTGAACGAGGAGATCAAACTCCTGAATTCCATCAGTCACGTATCCGCCAGACTGGCAAGGAACCTCCGGGTACTTGCCGCAAGCCAATCCGAGGAAGGAGGAAAAGAAAATGTCAAAGATGGCAGAAATGGCACAAACCATCGAAGAGCTCCGCACCGCTGCTGCTTCTATTAATGCCGCAGCCGACTGGCTCTACCAGCAGTTTTCTGGAGACGACAATTCTAAGCAGCAACATTTTAAAAGTGCTGCTAAGAAGGAGGAACCCAAGCCAGAGATCAAGCTGGAGGATGTAAGAGCCGTCCTTGCCGAGAAGTCCCGTGCCGGTCATACCGCAGAGGTTCGCACCCTGCTCCAGAAGTACGGTGCCGCAAAGCTCTCAGCCGTAGACCCGGCAAATTATGAAGCCCTGTTGAAGGACGCGGAGGTAATCGGCAATGGCAGCTAAAGCACACGCGATCCTCTCCGCATCTTCATCCGATAGGTGGCTGCACTGCCCGCCATCAGCAAGGCTCTGCGAAACCTATGAGGATAAAGGAAGCGACTACGCTGCGGAAGGTACCGACGCCCATGCGCTTGGCGAATTCAAGATCAAGTCCGCTCTTGGACTTCCCGCAGAAGACCCGACCAAAAGCCTCAAATGGTATTCCGAAGAGATGGAGAACTGCGCCAGCGGCTATGCCGAATACGTTCTGGAGCAAGTCGAAGCCGCCAAGGAAACATGCAGCGACCCGGTCGTCCTGATCGAGCAGCGTGTGGACTTCTCCCGCTGGGTAGAACAGGGCTTCGGAACAGCCGACTGCATCATCATTGCAGACGGCACACTCAGGATCATCGATTACAAACACGGTCTCGGCGTTCTGGTCTCAGCAGATGAAAACCCGCAGATGCAGTGTTACGCGCTCGGCGCTTTGGAGCTTTTCGATGGCATCTACGACATCGATCAGGTTTCCATGACCATCTACCAGCCGAGACGGCAAAACATCAGCACGTTCGAGATCAACAAAGACGCGCTCTACCGCTGGGCAGACGAAGTATTGAAGCCCACCGCAGAATTGGCCTTCGCCGGAGATGGGAATTTCCTGTGTGGTGAATGGTGCGGCTTCTGCAAGGCCAAGAACGAGTGCCGAGCCAGAGCCGAAGCTAACCTGAAACTCGCGCAGCATGATTTCAAGCTCCCGCCACTGCTCACGGACACCGAGATCGAGGTTATCCTCGGCAAAGTGGATGAGCTGGTCAGCTGGGCATCCGACATCAAGGAATATGCCCTGCAGCAAGCTCTCTCCGGTAAGGAGTGGACTGGCTTCAAGCTCGTCGAAGGACGCAGCAACCGCAGATACAGCAATGAGGCCGCCGTCATTGACGCGGTCGAGAAAGCAGGCTTTGACCCGTATGAGAAAAGGCTGCTCGGCATCACCGCCATGCAGAAGCTCCTCGGCAAGTCCCGCTTTGATGAACTCCTGACGGCTTATATCGAAAAGCCGCAAGGCAAACCCACACTTGTGCCGGATAGCGACAAGCGCCCGGCCATGAATACAGCCAAAAATGATTTTATGGAGGAAAACGACAATGAGTAAGAATGTAAAAATCAGCAATCCCATGAAGGTTATCACCGGTGTCGACACCCGCTGGAGCTATGCAAATGTCTGGGAGCCGAAATCCATCAATGGCGGCACTCCCAAGTACAGCGTGAGCCTTATCATCCCGAAGTCCGATACCAAGACCATCGCCAAGATCGAGGCCGCCATCGAAGCTGCCTACAAGGAGGGTGAAGCCAAGCTCAAGGGCAACGGCAAGTCTGTACCGGCGCTCTCTGTTCTGAAAACTCCTCTTCGTGACGGCGACGCTGAACGTCCGGATGACGAGGCCTACAAGAACGCCTACTTCGTGAATGCCAATGCCACCTCTGCTCCCGGCATCGTGGATGCAGACCTGAACCCGATCCTCAACCGTTCCGAGGTGTACTCCGGTGTGTATGGCCGTGCCAGCATCACCTTTTACGCCTTCAACAGCTCCGGCAACAAGGGAATCGCCTGCGGGCTCAACAACCTGCAGAAGATCCGTGACGGTGAGCCTCTCGGCGGCAAGGCAAGTGCAGAGTCTGACTTCGCCAGCGATGACGATGAAGACTTCCTGAATTGATGGAGGTGCGATTATGACAGTGACTACCTTACAGACAATCCTGATTACTGCGCTGATCGCCACTTGGCTGGTATTCAGCATCGTGTTCCTGATCTCGTCCATCCAGAGTTTCTTCAATGACCGCAAGCGTGAGAAGCGTGAGGAGGAATCTGCCGCCCGTGACCTCAAGTACCACGAGGAACGCATGAAGCGCGAAAAGGAACAGGCCGAACATGAACGTGAATACCACGAGAAGCGCATGAAGTCCTTGGAGTAAATCATAAACGGCAGGCGGCTTAGGAGCGATCTTAAGCCGCTTGTTTGAATTGAGGTGAAAATCTATGCAAACACTCAGTATTGATATCGAAACCTACAGCGACGTGAATCTATCCAAGTGCGGCGTATATAAATATGCCGAGTCACCGGATTTTGAAATATTGCTGTTTGGCTACAGCGTCGACGGCTCCGAGGTAACGGTCATCGACCTTGCACAGGGAGAGCGCCTGCCGCAGGAAATTATAGATGCCCTGACTGATGATACTGTCATCAAATGGGCTTTCAATGCAAATTTTGAACGGGTGTGTTTATCCCGATATCTCCGCGATCTTGGAGTAAGCCTCGACCCCTTCCATGATAACCACCCTCTCTCGACCGAATGCGCACGCTTCTTAAATCCCGAAAGCTGGCGCTGCTCTATGGTCTGGGCAGCCACAATGGGACTACCACTTTCTCTGGAAGGCGTCGGTGCCGTCCTCGGTCTTGAAAAGCAGAAACTCACGGAGGGAAAAGACCTGATCAAATATTTCTCCGTGCCCTGTGCTCCGACGAAAACAAACGGCGGTCGCACAAGGAACCACCCTTTCCATGCACCGGACAAGTGGGAGGCCTTCAAAAAATATAACATCCGAGATGTAGAAACCGAGATCGGCATTAAGGATCGACTTGCAAAATTCCCTGTGCCGGAGGAAGTCTGGGATGAATACCACATCGATCAGGAAATCAACGACAGAGGTGTCCGGCTCGATATGGATCTTGTAAAAGAAGCCATCGAAATGGACACCCGCTCCCGGTCAGAACTGACTGCTGCCATGAAAGATATGACAGCACTTGATAATCCAAACTCCGTCCAGCAAATGAAACAGTGGCTTTCCGATAACGGGCTCGAAACTGACAGCCTTGGAAAGAAAGTCGTGGCAGAGCTTATCAAAACCGCTCCACCCGAACTTCAGACCGTTCTGGAACTCCGACAGCAGCTTGCCAAATCCTCCGTCAAGAAGTATCAGACGATGGAGCGTGCGGTCTGTGATGACGGCAGGGCTCGCGGCATGTTCGCTTTTTACGGTGCTAATCGTACCGGACGCTGGGCAGGCAGGCTTATACAATTACAAAACCTCCCGCAAAATCATCTCCCGGATCTGGCCGACGCACGCGCTCTTGTAAAATCCGGCGACTTTGATGCCGTGAAACTCTTATATGAAGACGTCCCGGACACCCTCTCTCAACTGATCCGGACAGCGTTCATCCCGAAAGACGGTACGCAGTTTTATGTTTCCGACTTCAGCGCCATCGAAGCAAGAGTCATCGCGTGGTATGCCGGTGAGACGTGGCGTCAAAAGGTCTTTGAAACAGGTGGTGACATCTACTGCGCCAGTGCCAGTCAGATGTTCCATGTTCCGGTTGAGAAGCATGGCATTAACGGCCATCTGCGTCAAAAGGGCAAAATTGCGGAACTCGCGCTCGGCTACGGTGGCTCGGTCGGAGCCTTAAAGGCAATGGGCGCTATAGAGATGGGACTCTCCGAAGATGAGCTTCCTCCGCTGGTGGATGCGTGGCAGCAGACAAATCCCAACATCGTAAAATTCTGGTGGGATGTCGACCGTGCTGTCATGGAGGCCGTGAAGTATAAACACACAACCAGCAGCTACGGACTTACCTTCTCCTGTCGTTCCGGTATGCTCTTTATTACACTGCCCTCCGGACGGAACCTCGCCTATGTAAAGCCAAAGGTCGGTACGAATAAATTCGGAGGCGAGTGTATTACCTATGAGGGCATCGGCAGCACGAAAAAATGGGAACGGCTCGATTCATACGGGCCGAAATTCGTGGAAAATATCGTGCAGGCAACCTCCCGCGACATTCTCTGCTATGCCATGAAGACGCTGCGCTGCTGCTCCATCGTCATGCATATTCACGACGAACTGGTCATCGAAGCAGACCCTCGCATGTCTCTTGACGTTCTCTGTGAACAGATGGGCAGGACTCCGCCGTGGGCAAAAGGTCTGAAGCTCCGCGCCGACGGTTATGTCACGCCCTTCTACAAAAAAGATTAAAAATCGTCCGCTCAAATCAGGCGTTCATCTCCAGTGGAAATTGGAGGTGGACGCCTTTAAGTCTGCCCGGAAAGGAGGACTTTTGAGTGAGCAACGAATATCGCAACAGCGAAGGCTATCCTGACCCAACTGCGGGTGAAGCGCTCTCCCGGATTGCTGCAAATGAAAAGCAGTCCCTTCGTGCTTTCCGGCCTATCGTCTACATCTGCTCTCCGTTTTCCGGAGATGTGGAGACAAACGTAGCCAACGCCAGACGCTACAGTCGCTATGCCGTGGACAAGGGATTTATCCCTATCGCACCGCACCTGCTATTTCCGCAGTTCCTTGATGATGAAAATCCGGAAGAACGTGAGCTTGGTCTTTTCTTCGGAAATGCCCTCATGAGCAAGTGCGCTGAGATCTGGGTATTCGGCAGCCGCATCTCATCCGGTATGGAAGCAGAAATCAAACGCGCCAAGTGGAAAGGCTATCACTTGCGCTATTTCACAGAAGAATGTCAGGAGGTTTAACGCTATGTATGAAATTAAAGAAAGTCGCAGAGAGCTTTTCGATGGCACTGAGATCACAACCTACACCCGCGATGTGGTAAGTGCCAATATCCTGCAGGTCGAAGCCGGGACGACCGGTTACAAAGGTGGTGACACCGGCCACGGCGGACGCACCTATTTCCGCATTTCCGATGAAGCCAGCACAGATATCCATGTCACGCCTTTTATGGACAGATTCGGCTGCAACGGTTTTGAAGTTACCCTCGGCGGCGACTGCGAACTGGAAACTATGATCCGTGCCCTGAAATTTATCACGAAGGTGCTGGAGGAAGAATCGGAGGAGGTGTACGACTGATGTTTACCCTGTATAGTGCCGATTTTATCGGCAATCCCGGAAACTGCTCCTATCCGCATAAAACCGTTGTCATGAATACGGACAGCATGAGAGACGCAGTCGGTCACGACTATGTGTGCGCGGAGTACAAAAACCACTACCGCAACAGTGACAACTTCCTCTCCGCTGACTGTCTTCCCGTGGACTGTGATAATGACCATTCAGAAGATCCGAAAGACTGGATCACACCGGCAGACGTGCTGGAGGCATTTCCGGGAGTAAGCCTCGCCATCCATTACAGCCGTTTTAATCAGCGCGAGAAAAACGGCAAACCGGCAAGGCCAAAGTTCCACGTGCTCTTTCCCATCGACCGGGTGACGGATGCCGCCCTCTATAGCGATATGAAGAAGCTGGTCAATTCCATATTTCCGTATTTCGATACGAAGGCGCTGGATGCTGCTCGCTTCTTCTTCGGAACACAGGAGTCGAATGTGGAGCTCTATCCCGGTCGCATGAACCTCACGGAATTTTTGAATGACGACGAGTTCGATGCAGACCTGCCCGGTGGCCACGAGAAAGACATCGTGATCCCGGAAGGAAGCCGTAACGCTACCATGTCCCGCTTTGCCGGTATCGTCATAAAGAAATACGGCGATACGGAAAAGGCCTACCAAAGTTTTCTGGAAAAGGCCGCGACCTGCGTTCCGCCTCTTGATAACAGCGAACTTGCCACCATCTGGCACAGCGCCCAGCGTTTTTATTCCAAGATCAGCCGCGAGGATGGTTATGTCCCTCCAGAAGTCTATAACGACGAGAATAGTTATAAGCCGGAGGACTTTTCCGACGTCGGGCAGGCCGAGGTGCTCTCGAAGTATTTTGCAAATGAGCTGCGCTACTCACCGGCCACCCACTTTATCCGATACAGCGATCACTACTGGCAGGAAACAGAGCCCGGCGCACAGGCCGTCGCTCATGAACTTACTCGCAGGCAGCTTGCGGAAGCCAACCGAAATATGATGGAGGCTCTGCAGAAGCTAAAAAATTGCGGAGCGCAAGAAATCCTTGATAACACATCCAAGGCCAAAGCTGAACAGCTGATGAGCGACGAACAGATGGAGGCCTATCAGGAGTTCCTTGCCGCCAAGGCCTACCAGAGCTTTGCCGTCCGCAGACGCGACTCCAAGAACATTACATCTACCCTCAAAGAGACGCACCCGATGCTGGAAATCTCGCCGAGAGACTTGGACGCTGACTGCTTCCTGCTCTGCACACCGGAGGCGACCTACGACCTTAGAAAAGGTATGGCCGGAGCCCGCGAGCACTCAGCTGATGACTTTATTACAAAAATCACGTCCGTGTCACCCGGCAGTAAGGGAGCGCAGCTCTGGCAGGATAATCTGGATCTGATTTTTCAGAAGGATCAGCAGCTTATCGACTATGTACAGATGATCTGTGGCCTTGCTGCTATCGGGAAAGTTTTTGTGGAGGCGCTCATCATCGCATACGGCGATGGGCGCAACGGAAAATCCACCTTTTGGAATGCCATCTCCCGCGTGCTGGGACTCTACAGCGGAAATATATCCGCAGACACTCTGACTGTCGGCTGCCGCAGGAACATCAAGCCGGAAATGGCTGAGGTCAAAGGCAAACGCCTGCTGATCGCTGCGGAAATGCAGGAAGGCGCAAGGCTCAACGACTCCACCGTCAAGCAGCTCTGCTCTACGGATGATGTATTTGCAGAGAAGAAATATAAAGATCCGTTTTCCTTCAAGCCCTGCCACACGCTGGTGCTGTATACGAACCACCTGCCTCGCGTCTCCGCCTCCGATGACGGTATCTGGCGCAGGCTTATCGTGATTCCGTTCAATGCCAAGATCGAGGGCAAGGCCGACATCAAAAATTACGGTGAGTACCTGTATGAAAATGCCGGTGAAAGCATTCTGGCATGGATCATCGAAGGAGCTAAAAAGGTCATCGCGCTGGACTACCAGATTCCGGTACCGGACTGCGTGACGAAGGCCATCGATGAATATCGCAGCCAGAACGACTGGTTCGGACATTTTCTGGACGAGAAGTGCGATGTGGATGAGTCCTTTAAGGAAAGCTCCTCGGCACTTTATCAGGCATACCGCAACTACTCACTGGACTGCAACGAGTATGTGCGCAGCACGGCAGACTTTTACTTTGCGCTGGAGAAAGCCGGATTCGAGCGGCTGACACTGAATCGGAAGCGCTATTTTAAGGGCTTAAAGATTCATGATGACAACGGCGCAGAGGAAGATTTTCTGCAGTAACCCGGGACTATGACAAGGTGTATCAAGGTCTTATATAAAAACTCTCTTAGGCCTAAAAAAATAGCTCTAAGAAAAAGTTTGGTAAATACCATTGATACACCTTGCACATCCCCTGAAATTAACGCCTGACGGAGGTTTGCAATGATAGAAAAACAGATAGAAAACAAGTTAACTATGGCGGTGAAAAAGAACGGCGGCATTGCACTTAAGCTGGTGTGTCCCTCTTTCGCAGGAATGCCCGACCGTCTGATCTTACTCCCTGACGGCCATATCGGTTTCGCGGAACTGAAGGCACCCGGCAAAAAGCCACGCCCTCTCCAGCTCTCACGCCACAGGCTGCTGCGGGAACTTGGCTACCGGGTATATGTCATTGACGATCCGGAGCAGATTGGAGGGATAATCGATGAACTTCAATCCACATGATTATCAGGACTATGCCATCCGCTATATTGAAAAGCACCCTGTGGCCGCAGTCCTTTTAGATATGGGACTTGGCAAGACGATCATCAGCCTGACGGCAGTATATGACCTGTTATTTGACAGCTTCGAAGTGCATCACGTGTTAGTGGTAGCTCCCTTAAGAGTCGCCCGCGATACATGGCCAGCGGAAATCCAGAAATGGGAGCACCTAAGAGGTCTTACCTATGCGGTCGCAGTCGGGACACCGAAGGAGCGAAAAGCCGCCCTCATGCAGCAAGCGGATATCACGATCATCAACCGTGAGAACCTGCAGTGGCTCATTGACGAATCCGGCTATCCATTTGACTTCGATATGGTGATTATCGATGAGCTGTCATCCTTCAAAAATCACAAATCCAAGCGCTTTAAGTCGCTGATGAAGGTACGGCCTCGGATTCACCGGATTATCGGCCTGACGGGCACTCCTTCCTCCAACGGTCTCATGGATCTGTGGGCAGAGTTTAAAGTGCTGGATATGGGCGAGCGCCTCGGACGCTTCATTACACAGTACCGGACAAATTACTTCATGCCGGACAAGAGAAACGGCGAGATTATCTACTCCTACAAGCCGCTGCCCTATGCGGAGGACGCCATTTACCGAAAAATCTCGGATATCACGATTTCCATGAAATCAACCGACCACCTGAAGATGCCGGAGCTGGTATCTACGGCCTATGAAGTGCAGCTTTCTGACTCTGAGCGCAGCCGTTATGAAGATTTGAAACAGGAGCTCATATTGCAGCTCCCTGATGGTGAGGTGACTGCTGCCAATGCCGCATCGCTTACAGGCAAGCTCTCACAGCTCGCAAATGGTGCCATATATGCCGATACCGGTGAGGTCATTGAGTTCCACGATAGGAAGCTGGACGCTTTGGAGGATATTATCGAGGCCGCCAATGAAAAACCGCTTCTTGTGGCCTACTGGTTCCGACACGACCTTAGCCGCATCAAGAACCGCTTCAATGTCCGGGAGATCAAGACCAGCCGCGATATTGCTGACTGGAATGCGGGAAAGATTCCTGTAGCAGTCATCCATCCGGCCTCTGCCGGTCACGGTTTGAACCTTCAGGCCGGAGGCTCCACCCTTGTGTGGTTCGGTCTTACATGGTCTCTGGAATTATATCAGCAGACCAACGCCCGTCTCTGGCGGCAAGGTCAAGAATCCGGCACTGTGGTGATCCAGCACATTATTATCAAGGGCACTATCGACGAAAGGATTGTAAAGGCGCTATCCAAGAAAGAGATGACGCAGACCGCACTGATTGACGCGGTCAAGGCTGATCTTGAGGTGGTGTGATGACCGATCCTTATGAAAATCTCGCCAATGCCATCGTGCTGCAGGCAGTGAAGGATTACCGGGATGCCTTAAAGCGTCTGAAGAAAAAGCCGCAGAATACAGACGCCATGTCCACTGCGATGGAAATAGAACGATTTTTCCATTCTGCCTGGTATCAGACCATCACCAGTGTGGACGGCGACTACCTGATACAAAAGCTGCGAGAGGAGGCGAAGTCAAAATGACCGTAAAAGAATATCTTCATCAGGCCTATCGCCTTGACCAGAAGATCAAGTCTGACACGATGGAAGTACAGAACCTCCGGGTGATGGCTGGCAGCGTGTCGGCAATCCAATATGACAAGGATCGTGTACAGACATCCCGATCTACGGACGCGCCCTTTATCCGGACGCTGGAAAAGATGTGGGATCTGGAAAACAGGATCGCGGCGGAGCTTGAAACCCTCTCCGACCTAAAGAAACAGATCCGTGAGGTCATCGAGGCTGTGCCGGACACGGATGAACGCATGGTTTTAAAGTATCGTTACATTCATGGACTAACCTGGGAGCAGATCGGCATCGAGCTTTGTGCTGACGCCCGCACGATTCGTCGCTGGCATGGCAAGGCTCTGCAGCATGCCTTTCTGCCGGAGCATCCCATCATTATATGAAATGCGCCCGAAATGTCCTGCTTTGTCCAAAGATGTCCACCCTGCCATTATGATAGTATATAATCAGCGAAACAGAATAAAGAACGGCTGCACGCGCAGCCCCTATGCCTTGCAGGAAACACTGCAGGGCTTTTCTTTTGTCCGGAAAGGAGGCAGCCATGCCTATGAAACCAAAGAGACCGTGCCGCTACCCCGGCTGCCCGAAGCTGACTGATGGTCTGTACTGTGAAGAACATGCCAAGGTTATGCAGCAGCACTACGAGAAGTTCACGCGCGGTTACTCCTCCGGCAAGAGGTACGGCAGAGCATGGAAACGAATCCGTGACCGCTACGTTCACATGCATCCTCTCTGCGAGATGTGTTTAAAGCAAGGTCGCTACAAACCAGTCGAGGAAGTTCACCACATCGTTCCTCTCTCCGAGGGAGGGACAAATGATGAGAGCAACCTCATGAGCCTTTGCCGTTCTTGTCATGAGAAGATTCATAAAGACCGAGGAGACCGCTGATGATCTTCGTGGTCTTTTCTTTTGCGAAAGAAATAATTTGACGAGGGAGGGGCGGGTCAAATCTCTGTAGCAAATGCTGCGGAAAACGGCGCCCCCTCTTGCGTGCAAAAAAGGCGATTTCAAACGGGTAATAAAGGAGGCGGTTAAAAATCATGCCGACAAAATCAAATAACACAGGTGGTCGCGGCGGCAGACGTCCCGGTGCGGGCCGGAAAAAGACCGCCGTCAAAGAAAAATACGAAAACGGAAATCCAGGCGGCAGAGATCTCACTGTGCTGGACATACCGGATGTCGAAGGCGAGGACATGCCAACCCCGCATGACTTTCTATCTGCCAAACAGCATGACGGCTCCACCCTGGAAGCTGGTGATATCTATCGGGAAACATGGGAATGGCTGGATAAGCTCGGCGTAGCAAAAGCGGTGTCTCCACAGCTCTTAGAGCGTTACGCGATGTGCTCCGCCCGCTGGATTCAGTGCGAAGAGATGACCACTCGGCTCGGATACCTTTCCAAGCACCCGACGACTGGGAAGCCGATCCCTTCACCCTTCATCAACATTGGCATCAACTACATGAATCAGGCAAGCCGCCTGTGGAATGAAATCTTTCAGATCGTCAAGGAAAACTGCTCCGCCGAATACAGCGGGCTCAATCCCCAGGACGACGTGATGGAACGACTCCTGCAGGCCAGAAAGGGAATGTAAATGAACACACAGAAATTGGAACAGGTACCCATTGATAAATTGGTGCCTTACGCCCGGAATGCCCGGACGCATAGTAAAGAACAGATTGCACAGCTTCGTGCATCCCTCCGGGAATTTGGATTTGTAAGCCCCGCCGTTATTGACGCTGACTACAACATCATCGTCGGACACGGCAGAATCGAAGCCGCCCGCGCGGAAGGCTATGAAAACGTGCCTTGCGTCTTTGCCGAAAACCTGACAGAGGCACAGAAACGCGCCTATATTCTTGCGGACAATCAGCTGGCCCTGAACGCAGGCTGGGATGAAGAAATGCTGTCCGTGGAATTATCCGATCTGCAGGATTCCGCTTTTGATCTCTCACTTCTCGGCTTTGGTGCCGATGAACTGGAGAAACTCCTCGATGGCGGTGCGGATAAGGATGTCAAGGATGACGACTTTGATCTGACCGCCGCTCTGGAGAAAGCCTCCTTTGTGGAACGCGGCGACATCTGGACTGTTGGAAAGCATCGTCTCATGTGCGGCGATGCCACCTCTGCCGACGATGTGAACCTGCTCATGGATGGAAAGAGTGCCAACCTGATTCTGACTGATCCGCCCTACGGCGTTTCCTTCAAAGCCTCAGACGGTCTGACCATTGAAAACGATAGCTTAAAGGGCGAGGAGTTTTACAACTTCCTGCTTGCCGCATTCAAGAACATGACCGACCACCTCGAAAAAGGCGGTGCCGCCTACTGCTTCCACGCGGATACCGAAGGGCTCACCTTCAGGAAAGCCTTCATTGACGCAGGCTTCCACCTCGCCGGTGTTTGCATCTGGGTAAAGAATTCCCTTGTGCTCGGTCGTTCCGATTACCAATGGCAGCATGAGCCAATCCTCTATGGATTTTTACAAAATGGTAAACATCCGTGGTACTCCGACCGCAAACAAACAACCATCTGGAACTACGACAAACCGAAGCGCAATAAGGATCATCCGACTTCAAAGCCGCTGGATCTTCTGGGCTATCCCATCCAGAACTCTTCGCAGGAAAACTCTGTAGTGATTGATACCTTCGGCGGCTCTGGCAGCACACTTATGGCCTGCGAGCAGCTGAACCGCATCTGTTACATGATGGAGCTTGATCCAAAGTACGCTTCTGTTATTCTGCGCCGCTATGTAGAGGACACGAATGACGCGGAAAATGTGTATGTCGTAAGAAACAGCGAACGGATCAGCTACTCCGAGCTTGCCAAGCAGGTGGATTTTGAGACTGTATAATACACAAATTCCGCGTCCGATATTCGTCGATGTTTTACTACAGAATATGCCCGGTATCGCTTGCTAATAAAGGCTTTCAGAGTGATATATGTACGTACCGAAAGGCAAACAGGAAACCTTTGGAAAACAAAATAAACGGAGGTACATACCATGAAAGCAAACTACAACGTAACCGGAGCAGCAAGAAAGGCACTGGTGAGTGCCATCTCCAACATCACAGGCGACAAGGCCATATACAAGCTCATGCCGACCTGCGCCTATGAAATCGGTGACATCACCGTCAGCAAAGAAGGATGCGTCAGCTGCGAGGATGCTGACAAGCTCGATCGCCTGATGCACAACCTGATCGCAGACGGATTCACACCGGAAACTGCAGACGCTCCTGCTGAAAGCGCCAGCGAAGACGATGCTCCGCAGACAGCAGCCGACAAAGGCGCTGGCCTTACCGTTGCCCTTCCGCTCGACTGCGCAGACGCCGGAAACCTTACAAACCTTCTCGAAGCCAAAGGAAGCCTCATCAAAAAGGCACTCGGTATTAATGATCTCGGCTTTTCCATCGAGGATGACAAAATCAGCTTCCCTTGGTTTGAGGCCATGCTCCCGCCAGATGAAATCAAAACCTACCTTCACTTCGTTGCCGCCCTCTGCAAACTCAGCAAAGATCAGAAACGGATCAACGCCACAGAGAAACCGGTCGAAAACGAGAAATACGCCTTCCGCTGCTTTCTTCTGCGGCTGGGCTTCATCGGAAATGAATACAAGGCAGAGCGTAAGATTCTCTTAAAGAACCTCTACGGCAACTCCAGCTGGAAGAACGGCGCTCCGGACAAGGAGGCGGCAACATGCGAATGATCAGACAAAATGAGCTTGACGCTCTCCGCTCCCGGTATCCTGCTGGCACACGTGTGGAGCTTCTTCAGATGGACGATGTGCAGGCACCGCCCATCGGTACCAAAGGAACGGTGACCGGGATTGATGATACCGGTTCCCTCCTCGTAAACTGGGACAACCGCTCCGGCCTCAATGTAATCTACGGAGTCGACCTTGTCCGGAAGGTGGCAGATTGACATGGAACAGAAAATCAAAGAACAGATTCTTGCCATCCGCGATACCGGCCTTACCAACATGTTTGACATTGGCATGGTTCAGCGCCTTGCCTATGAGCGTGACTTCTATGAACTGGTTCTCTACCTCGAAGATCACCGGTCAGAATATGCACACTTCATCCTGACCGGCGAAGGCTAAAATACACAGTTTGGCCCTGTGATTTTTCCGCAGGATTGTCACATATATTTTGCCTGAATTGCTTGCTAATAAAGGGCTTCAGAGTGATATATGTACATACCGAAAGGGAAACAAAAAGAAAACGGAGGAACCACCATGAAGTACACAATTGAAGCGATTGAAAACGCAAAGACCGGAATGAAATGGAGCAACATCGGAGTGCAGTGGACACTTGCGCAGGCTTACCTTTACAGCAAGGATGCCGGGAACGAGCTGCCGAACTTTGCCGATGTCATCTGGGACGAGGATATTGAAACCATCCTTGCAGACTGCAGAAGGCTTGGCGTGAAGGAATTCACCATCAGCTCCACCTTTTCAAGCCTCATCGAAACCATTGCAAGGTTCGAAGATCTCGGCTGCACGCTGGACGGAATCGTAAGAGTCAAGGAACGCTGCACCCACTTCGGAAGCGACGAGCATGCCCTGATTCCCGCATTCAAGATGACGGTGAAGGAGGCATAAACCATGTGGAGCGAAGGAACCATCGGAATTCCTGATGCGGCTGACAAGAACAAATACACAGCCTGCCATTACTGGGTAAAGCACTATGACGAGCCCAGCGAGATCTACGGTCTCAACAAAGGCAAGATTTCCAAACTCATGATTAAGATCAACGGAACGGTCGCGCAAACTACGACAGAGGCTGGGACATCGAGCCCACCTGTAAGGAAGCAGAGCTGGCGCTTTGCATCCTTCTGAACAACTACAACTAAGCAAAACCTAAGAATGAAAATTCCAGGAGACAGGAGCCACGCGGCTCTTTCTCTCGTACTGATAAAGATTTGAAGATCGCTTCGGCGGTCTTTTCTTTTGCCCTGAAGGAGGCGGACTGTATGGCAATGCGCAAACTGAAAAAATACAAGCCGACCCGCTTCATGGCCAAGACCTCCACCTACAGCAAAGAGATGGCCGACTATGCCGTCATGTTCATTGAAAGCCTGACTCATACCAAAGGCACGTGGGCCGGAAAGCCCTTTGAACTCATTGACTGGCAGGAGCAGATCATCCGCGACCTGTTCGGTGTTTTAAAGCCAAACGGATACCGGCAGTTCAATACGGCCTACATCGAAATTCCAAAGAAGATGGGAAAATCTGAGCTTGCCGCTGCCGTCGCCCTGCTCCTTTGCTGCGGTGATGGTGAGGAACGCGCCGAAGTCTATGGCTGCGCCGCTGACCGCCAGCAGGCAACTATCGTCTTTGATGTTGCTGCTGATATGGTGCGGATGTGCCCGGCCTTAAACCGCCGCGTGAAAATCCTTGCTTCCCAGAAGCGGATCATCTACGAGCCGACCAACAGCTTCTATCAGGTGCTCTCCGCTGAAGCCTACTCAAAGCACGGCTTTAACATTCACGGCGTGGTCTTTGACGAACTGCACACGCAGCCGAACCGAAAGCTCTTTGATGTTATGACCAAAGGCTCCGGCGATGCCAGAATGCAGCCGCTCTACTTTCTGATCACGACTGCTGGAAATGATACAAACTCCATCTGCTATGAGGTTCACCAGAAAGCGCAGGACATTCTTGACGGCAGGAAGCTTGACCCGACCTTCTACCCGGTCATCTACGGGGCCGAAGCAACCGAGGACTGGACTGATCCAAAGGTCTGGAAGAAAGCCAATCCATCCCTTGGTATCACGGTCGGCATCGACAAGGTGGAAGCCGCCTGCGAATCTGCCAAGCAGAATCCCGGTGAGGAGAACTCCTTCCGGCAACTACGCCTGAATCAATGGGTAAAGCAGGCCATCCGCTGGATGCCAATGGACAAATGGGATGCGTGCGCTTTCCCGGTCAGCGATGATGACCTTGAGGGCCGTGTCTGCTATGGCGGCCTTGACCTCTCCTCCACCACAGATATTACGGCATTCGTTCTGGTCTTCCCGCCGCTTGACGAGGATGACAAATACGTGGTTCTTCCATACTTCTGGGTGCCGGAGGATACGATGGATCTCCGCGTCCGGCGTGATCATGTCCCATACGACCTCTGGGAGAAGCAAGGCTTTCTTGAAACCACAGAGGGAAATGTCATCCATTACGGATACATTGAAAAGTTCATCGAAGGACTCGGCGAACGTTTCAACATCCGGGAGATTGCATTTGACCGCTGGGGAGCCGTGCAGATGGTTCAGAATCTGGAAGGCATGGGTTTTACCATTGTTCCCTTCGGACAGGGATTCAAAGATATGTCGCCACCTACCAAAGAACTGATGAAGCTGACGCTGGAAAAGCGTATCGCCCACGGCGGCCACCCGGTGCTCCGCTGGATGATGGACAACATCTTCATCCGCACTGATCCTGCCGGAAACATTAAAGCAGACAAGGAAAAATCCACAGAGAAAATCGACGGTGCCGTGGCAACCATCATGGCGCTTGACCGCGCGATCCGCTGTGGCAACGATAACGGAGCCTCCGTGTATGACACGAGAGGCATTTTATTCATATAGGCAATGAAATGATTCTACTGACACTGATCGGCTTTCTCGTACTCCGGGAAGCCATAAACGAAATGGAGGGATGGCTATGAGCATATTTTCTGGACTTTTTCGGAGCCGCGACAAGCCGACCGATTCGACGACCGGCAGCACCTACCGCTTCCTATTCGGCGGCACAACCTCTGGGAAAGCCGTGACAGAACGGTCTGCCATGCAGATGACGGCGGTTTATTCCTGCGTCCGGATTCTCTCTGAGGCGATTGCGGGACTTCCGATTCATCTGTACCGAAGCGATGACGACGGCAGCAAGGAAAAGGCAACTGACCATCCGCTTTACTTTATCCTGCACGATGAGCCGAATCCGGAAATGACCTCTTTTGTTTTCCGAGAAACACTTATGACGCATCTTCTGCTCTGGGGCAATGCCTACGCGCAGATTATCCGAAACGGCAAAGGTGAAGTGGTGGCGCTCTATCCGCTCATGCCGAACCGCATGACGGTCGACCGCGACGAGGATGGACACCTTTATTACGAGTACCAGACCTCACAGGAGGAGGCGCACACAATGAACGGAAGCCGTGTCCGGCTTTCTCCATATGACGTGCTTCACATCCCAGGGCTCGGCTTCGACGGTCTGGTTGGCTACTCGCCGATTGCAATGGCCAAGAATTCCATCGGCATGGCGATTGCCTGCGAGGAATACGGAGCTAAGTTCTTCGCTAACGGTGCGACGCCCGGAGGCATTCTGGAGCATCCTGGTGTTGTAAAAGATCCGGATAAAGTACGCGACAGCTGGAACGCAGCCTTCGGCGGCAGCTCCAATTCCAACAAGGTGGCCGTGTTGGAGGAAGGCATGAAGTACACGCCTATCTCCATTTCACCTGAACAGGCACAGTTTCTTGAAACAAGGAAGTTCCAGATTGATGAGATTGCGCGTATCTTCCGCATTCCACCGCACATGATCGGCGACCTTGAGAAATCGAGCTTTTCCAATATCGAGCAGCAGTCACTGGAATTCGTGAAGTACACGCTTGACCCATGGGTCTGCCGCTGGGAACAGTCGATGCAGCGGGCGCTCCTGACGCAGGATGAGAAAAAGGAATACTTCTTCAAATTCAATGTGGACGGCCTGCTCCGTGGCGATTACCAAAGCCGTATGAACGGTTATGCAACAGGCCGCCAGAACGGCTGGATGTCCGCCAATGATATCCGGGAGCTTGAAAACCTCGACCGCATTCCGGCAGAGGACGGCGGCGATCTGTATCTCATCAACGGCAACATGACAAAGCTCGCGGACGCAGGTATCTTTGCGGCTGCGGCACCTGCAAAGGAGGAACCGGATGAAACAGAAGAAGAACCACAAACAGAACCGGAGCAGCAGCCAGAAAACGGCAGCTCCCGGCACAAACGTAAGGAGGCATTATGACCAGAAAGTTTTGGAACTGGGTGCGAAACGAGGAACCGGACTCGTTCGGCAGCGAACGCACACTCTACCTCGACGGAGAAATTTCCGATGAGACGTGGTACGGCGATGAAGTAACACCCAAGCTTTTTAAAGATGAATTGAATGCAGGAGACGGGAACATCACCCTCTGGATCAACAGTCCGGGCGGTGATGTTTTTGCTGCTGCGCAAATCTACAACATGCTCATGGACTACAAGGGCAATGTCACGGTCAAGATTGACGCGCTTGCCGCTTCTGCGGCATCCGTCATCGCTATGGCCGGAACCAAGGTCTGTATGAGCCCCGTGGCCATGCTGATGATTCACAATCCGGCGACCATCGCCATTGGCGATACCGAAGAAATGCAAAAGGCCATCGACATGCTGTCAGAGGTCAAGGAATCTATTATGAACGCCTATGAAATCAAATCCGGGCTCTCCCGCGCGAAGATTTCAAAGCTCATGGATGCCGAAACCTGGATGAATGCCAAGGAGGCCAGGAAGCTCGGCTTTGCGGATGAGGTTCTTTTCGCTGGCGGTGAGAACCCGCTGCCGGAAGAAGACGACACCATAGAGATGCTTTTCTCCCGCAAGGCTGTCACAGATTCACTGCTCTCAAGGCTGATTCCAAAGAAAAAGCCGGAAGCAGATAAACACATGGTACCCGTTATCGATCTTGAGAAGCGCCTTTCGCTTCTCGCACATTAAAGGAGGATTTTTATTATGACTCAGATTATGGAACTTATGGACAAGAGAGCGAAGGCATGGGAAGCAGCAAAATCATTCCTGAATACACACTCTCAGAACGGCGGCATGGTTTCCGCAGAGGATGCCGCGACCTACGACAAGATGGAAAAGGAAGTCACAGACTTTACACACGACATTGAACGTCTGCAGCGTCAGGAAGAGATCGACAAGATGCTCTCTGCTCCGACCTCTGCTCCGCTTACCGGCAAACCCGGCGCGAAGAATGAACCGGACGACAAGCCCGGCATCGCTTCCAAGGCATACAAGGCGGCATTCTGGAACAACATCCGCAAGCGCAACTACTACGACGTAAAGGATGTGCTGGAAATCGGCACCGACGCCAATGGCGGCTACCTTGTCCCGGATGAATATGAGAAGCGTCTGATTGACGCCCTGCAGGAGGAGAATTTCTTCCGCACGATTGCGACGGTCATTCAGACCCAGAGCGGCACGCACACCATCCCGGTCGTTGCTTCCCACGGGACGGCGGCATGGATGGAGGAAAACGGCCTGTACCCGGAATCCGATGACACCTTCGACCAGATCAGCCTCTCAGCCTACAAGCTGGGCACGGCAATCAAGGTATCCGAGGAACTTATGAACGATTCCGTTTTCGATCTCGAGACCTACATTGCATCGGAGTTTGGCCGCAGGATCGGCGCTGCGGAGGAAGAAGCATTCCTCACCGGCGATGGCAGCAAGAAGCCGGAAGGCATCTTCACCAAGGTGGCGGCTACCAAAGGCGCGACCACAGAGATTACCGGGAGCACGGTTTCCTTTGACAACATCATGGATGTGTTCCACTCCCTGCGTTCCGTTTATAGGAGCAAGGCCATCTGGATTCTGAACGACACCACCATCAAGGCGCTCCGCAAGATTAAGGACAACAACGGAAATTACATCTGGCAGCCGTCTGTTGTCGTCGGTCAGCCCGACACGATCCTGAACCGTCCTTATAAGACTTCGATTTATGCGCCGGAGCTGGTTGCAGGCAATGTACCAATTCTGTTCGGCGATTTCTCCTACTACTGGATCGCCGAGCGTCAGGGACGTTCCTTCAAGCGCCTCTCCGAGCTCTACGCGGCAAACGGCCAGATTGGCTTCCTTGCCTCTGAGCGCATCGACGGCAAGCTCATCCTGCCGGAGGCCGTGAAGGGACTGTCCGTCAAGGCCGGTGCCTGATCAAAATGGCAGCTAACGTAACCAGCCGTCTGCAGGAATTAACCTTCCTGCAGGCGGTTTCTTTTTAAGGAGGCGGACGATGGAAGTAACTCTTGAGGAAGCAAAAGCCTATCTCCGGGTCACCACCGGTGACGAGGACGAGCTGATAAAAAGCCTGATTTCTGCGGCGACAAAGCAGGTACAGGACATCACAAGACAGTCCGACGAGGAGTTTATGGCAAACGAGGAAAAAGCCCTGATCCGCATCCGGGTGGCCATCCTTTACACCGTGGCCTATCTCTACGAGCACCGGGAGGAAGCCGACCACCATGCCCTCAACATGACGCTGCGCTCCCTTCTCTTTGGCACGCGGAAGGAGGGCTTCTGATGAATATCGGCGCGATGCGGACAAAAATCACTTTTCAGAAAAGCGCGGTCACCGTTGACAAATACGGAAACCACACCAACGGCTGGACGGATTACTGCTCCTGCTGGGCAACAGTCGGCACAAGCACCGGTTCGGAATCCGAAGGCGTTGTTGTTAACCCGGAAGAATCCCTTGACTTTACCTGCCGGTACTCTTCCGAGCTTGCCGCCGTGGAATCCACAAAATACCGGATCATCGCGGAAGGCCATATCTACAACATCACCTATGTGAACCCGATGGGCTGCAAGCGGAACAGCCTTAAATTCAATTGCAAATTGGAGAAACCGTCATGAGCCAGCACGTAACAATCGATCAGATGGATGATGCCATCATGGACGAGCTTGAGAAATACGCCAAGCTTGCAACTGATGACATGAAGGATGCGGTCAAGGATACCGCAAAGGAAGTCCGCAAGGATATTCAGGCGGGCGCTCCTGTCGATACCGGCAAGTACAAGAAAAGCTGGTCAGTAAAAAATGTCCATGAGGACTCCGACAGCATCGACCTCGTGGTTCATTCCCGGAACCGCTACCAGATCGCGCATCTCTTGGAGCACGGTCATGTCAAGCGTGGTGGAGGCCGGGTACCTGCCCAGCCCCACATCGCCGCTGCCGAACAGCGCGGTAATGAAAAGCTGGTGGAAACCATCGAGCAGAAACTGAAAGGCGGCTGATATGACATACGACGAAATAATCACAATTCTTGAGGAAGCCGGTCTCCCGCTTGCCTACGACCACTTTGCCGAAGGTGAAGCGCCTGACCCGCCCTTCCTCGTTTTTCTGTATCCGGGCAGCAATAACGTGTTCGCCGACAACAACGTCTACTTCAAAGTAAGCCAGCTAAACATCGAGCTGTACACGGATGCAAAAGACCCGGAGCTGGAAGAACGGCTTGAGGACATCCTGTCTTCCCATGAGATCCCTTGGGAGAAATCGGAAGTCTGGATCGAATCCGAAAAGCTGTACGAAGTGCTCTATCAAACTGAGATTTAAAGGAGGATGCCACTATGGCTAACAGAAAAAATAAGGTTAAGTTCGGCCTCAAGAACTGCCACTACGCTCTCGTCTCAATTGACGATGAAGGAGCCGTTACTTTTGGAAGCCCTGTCAGGCTGCCCGGCTCCGTAAGCCTTGCCCTTGATGCAGAGGGCGACAACGATCCGTTCTATGCGGACGATTCCGTTTATTACATGTGCGCGACCAACAACGGCTATTCCGGCGATCTGGAACTGGCTCTCGTGCCGGAGGATTTCCTGAAGGACATCCTGCATGAGACAGAGGATGCCAACGGTGTGCTGGTCGAGAACAAGGACGTGGAGCCGGAGCATTTCGCTCTGCTGTTTGAGTTCTCCGGTGACCAGAGAAAGATCCGCCATTGCCTGTACTACTGCAGTGCAAGTAGACCTGCTATGGAAGGCGACACCACCGAGGATAAGAAGGAAGTCAAAACCGAGAAGCTCTCGCTTACGGTATCACCGCTTCCGAACGGCCTCGTGAAAGTCAAAACCGGAACCAATACCAGCGAAGAAACCTACAACAACTGGTACACCGCAGTCTACCAGCCGCATGCAAGTACAAGCGAGGTCACTCCGACTACGACGGACACACCAACTGATGCAGGTAACGGCGAAAGCACCGACCCTGCTACGGATACCACTGAGTAAGGAGGCGCGACATGGCTGTAACAAAAACTGTCTCCATTGACGGCACTGAGGTCACCTTTCGTGCCTCTGCCGCCATTCCAAGACTCTACAGAAACAAGTTCCACCGGGATATCTATAAGGATCTGAACGAGCTGCAGAAAGGCATTGATGCCAGCGACCCGGAAAGCTCCTCACTGGACACTTTCTCCTTGGAGCTTTTCGAGAATATCGCTTGGCTCATGGCAAAGCACCAGAATCCGGAGGTTCCTGATACCCCGGAGGAATGGCTCGACCAGTTTAACACCTTCTCGATCTACGAGATCCTTCCTCAGATCATTGAGCTCTGGGGACTCAATGTGGAACAGCAGGTGGAATCTAAAAAAAACCTCATCAGACAGAGCGGGAAATGACGACCCCGCTCTTTTTACTCCGGTGCGTGCAGATCGGGCTTTCCATCTCGGAACTCGATCTGCTCACCATCGGAACCGTCAACGATATGTACAGCGAAATGAGCAACGACGACTATCCGTATGCGGAAGTCGCAACGCAGTCACAGATGGATCGATTCTAACGAAGGGAGGCAGGTCACATGGCTGACAGGATAAAAGGCATAACCGTAGAAATTGGCGGCGATACGACCGGCCTTTCCAAGGCGCTCTCCGGCGTCAATAAAGAAATCAAGAATACCCAGAGCCAGCTGAAGGATGTAAACAAGCTCCTGAAGCTTGACCCGACAAATACCACCCTGCTCGAACAGAAGCAGAAACTTCTGAAACAGGCTGTCTCGGAAACCAAAGATAAGCTCACACAGCTGAAGTCCGTGCAAGACCAGATGGATGCTGGACTAAAAAACGGTACCGTCACCCAGCAGCAATACGATGCATGGCAGCGTGAGATCATAGAAACCGAGAACGAGCTAAAAAATCTCGAGCAGGCATGTAAGGATACAGATTCTCATATCTCAGCGACTTTAAAGCAGGCAGGAACTAAGCTGCAGGAGGTCGGCGGCAAAATATCCAGCGTCGGCACCAGCTTAACAACACACGTCACGGCTCCTATCGTCGGCATCGGTGCAGCTTCACTTGCTGCCTTCAATGAAGTAGATGCCGGGCTTGATATCGTAGCCCAGAAGACAGGTGCTACCGGTAAGACGCTCGAAGGCATGAACCAGATCGTAAAAGACCTTGCCACGGAGATACCGACAGACTTTGAAACCGCCGGTGCCGCTGTTGGCGAGGTCAATACTCGTTTCGGTCTGACCGGGCAGGCACTGGATGATCTGTCCGGAAAATTCATCAAATTTGCCCAGCTGAATGACACCGATGTTTCCACCTCCGTGGACAACGTTTCTGCCGTCATGAATGCTTTCGGTATGGATGCCAGTGAGGCAGGCAGTCTCCTCGACGCCCTGAATGCTACCGGGCAGGCAACCGGAATCGACATGGATACCCTTGCCGGATCACTTTCCACAAATGCAGTCCAGCTGAAAGAAATGGGGCTCACCGCTCAGCAGGCGGCGGGCTTCATGGGAATGGTCGAGATGTCAGGTCTTGATACTTCGTCCGCAATGATGGGTCTTAAGACCGCCATGAAGAATGCGACGAAGGACGGCCAGACACTGGATCAGGCTCTCGCAGGCTTTTCCGAAACCATGAAGGGCAACGGCTCTGAAACCGAGAAGCTGCAGGCTGCCTATGATCTGTTCGGAAGCAAGGCTGGTGCTGCTATCTACAATGCAGTCCAGACCGGAAAACTGAACCTTGATGATCTTGCCGGATCACTCGGTGATTTTGAAGGAAGTGTCGAGAACACTTTCAACGAGACCCTCGACCCGATTGACCAGTTCAAGATGACCATGAACTCCCTGAAAGAGACCGGCGCAGAGATTGGTAACAGTCTCGCCACGGTGCTGGCTCCTGTACTGAAAGATATCTCCGCAGCTCTGAAGGGCTTTGCTGAGATGTGGAGCAAAATTCCTGCACCCGTTCAGGAGACAATCGTAAAGATTGCCCTCGTGGCTGCTGCTATCGGCCCGATTCTTGTGGTCGTCGGTAAAATCATATCGGCGGTCGGAACGATCATGACGATCATCCCGCAGGTCTCTGCTGCTATCGGTGTAGTCAAAGGTGCTATGACTGCCCTGAATGCTACCATGCTGGCAAATCCTATCGTTCTCATCATCGCTGCAATTGCTGCCCTGGTTGCCGCTTTCATCTATCTTTGGAACACGAATGAGGGCTTTAGGCAATTCTGGATTGACCTCTGGGAGGGCATCAAACAGGCGGTCATTACAGCTTGGGAAGCTATCAAGGCCTTCTTCACCACGATCTGGGAAACGATCAAAGGAATATTTACGACCGCTGTTACGGCGATCAGCACCTTCCTGACAAATGCGTGGACGGCTATCACCACAACGGTACAGACGGTTTTCAATGCAATCAAGACCTTCTTTGAGACCATCTGGAATGCAATAAAAACTGTATTCACGACCGTCTTTACAGCAATACAGACTATCGTCACCACATATTTCAACATTTACAAGACGATCATCACGACCGTCCTGAATGCGATAAAAACTGTGGTTACGACGGTATGGAACGCAATCAAGACCGTGGTGACAACTGTGGTCACGGCAATCCAGACCTTTATCACTACGGCTTGGAATACCATCAAAACCGTTGTCAGCACAGTCATGAACGCTATAAAATCCGTGGTCTCCTCCGTCTGGAACGGGATCAAGAACACAATCATGACCGTGGTGAACACCGTGAAAAACGGCATCTCCACAGCCTTCAATGCCATAAAGAATACGCTGTCCAGCATCCTGAACGGTATCAAAAATATCGTCTCTAATGTGTTCAACGGGATCTGGAGCTTCATCTCCAGCATCGTAAATAAGCTGAAGAATGTCTTCAACTTTCACTGGGAGCTTCCGAAGATCAAGCTGCCCCATTTCTCTATATCCGGCAGCTTCTCGCTGAACCCTCCGTCCATCCCGCACTTTTCTGTGGAATGGTACAAGAAGGCAATGGGCAACGGTATGATCCTCAATTCTCCTACGATCTTCGGCATGAGCGGGAACACACTGCTTGGTGGCGGAGAAGCCGGTGCGGAAGCTATCGTCGGCGTGAACTCTTTAAGAACAATGATTCAGGAGGCTGTCGCCGAACAGACTTCAAACCTTGCTGCGGCTCTTTCCGGAGTTGGCGGCGGAGATATCACAATCCCGGTTTATCTTGGAGGCACCCTGCTTGACGAGACCATAGTCACCGCTCAGCAGAGAATGGCGCTCCGGTCAGGAGGCAGATGATGGCTTTTACAAAATACCTCAATATCGATGGAACCGATATGCCGCTTCCGCTCTCCTATGACCTGAGCCTTTCTGATGTACAGGCAGACAGTTCAGGAGAGACGGAGGCCGGAACCACACAGCGTGACATTATCCGTTCCGGTGTGGCAAAGATATCCGTCTCTTTTCAGGTTTCACCCGCTTGGCTTAAGAAGCTATCCCTCCTCCGGGCAAAACCGAAGCTCTCGGTCAGCTTCTTCAATACGGAAACCATGATCCGGGAAACAAGAGACATGTATATTGATGGCTTCAAGACCTCCCTCGCGCACGACACCAGCAAGAAAGGCCTCTGGAAGGTCAGCTTTGATTTGAAAGAATACTAACAGGAAAGGAGCGGTGCTATGTATTCCGTGTCTGATTTATACAAAACTGCGATACAGGATAACACCCGCTCCTTCACATGGTCGGGAACAATCACGACAAAGGCAGGAAGGGTCTATCCCTTTGAGAACAAGGATATCGTGAAGGGCTCCGGATATGTCACCCGCCAGTGCTCCGGTTCCTCCGAAATCGAGCTGGGCTCCGTCTATGCGGCAGAGCTCGGTATTTCTCTTTTCTCAGACGTCGACCGCTACTCCCTTGAGGATGCGGAAGTAAGACTTAATTTCCACATGAGCCTTCCCGACGGCAACACGGAGGATGTCCCGATGGGCATCTTCTATGTGGCAGAGGCAAACAGGCAAATCAAGACGCTGGAGCTCAAGGCTTATGATGCCATGCTGAACTTTGAGAAGGCCTACAACAAGGATCAGTCCAGCGGCTACCCGTTGGATTTCCTGACCGCGATGTCTACTTCCTGCCATGTGGAGCTTTCCCAGACGCAGGCAGAAATCGAAGCCCTGCCAAATGGCACCGAGCTTCTTGGCGTCTACCCGGATAATGACATTGAGACATGGCGTGATTTCCTGCATTATCTTTCGCAAGCACTCTGCTGCTTTGCCTTCATCAACCGGGAAGGAAAGCTCCAGCTGGTGCAGTACACGGCGGCTCCTGTCGTTACGGTAAATAGCACGCACCGTTATTCCAGTTCCTTCTCGGATTTTGTGACCCGTTACACAGCGATCAATTCCACAAACAGGAGGACAAATACCGCCGAGTATTACAGCCTTGATCCGGATGACGGGCTCACCATGAATCTGGAAGTGAACCCGCTGCTGCAGTTTGGACTCGACGAGACAAGAAAACGGATTCTAAACAATATCCTGAATGGTATTGCAGTCATCAATTATGTGCCGTTCGATTCCGAGACCATCGGCGATCCTGCTCTGGAACCCGGAGACGTTCTGACCTTTACTGGTGGTCAGGCAGATGCTTCTCAGATGGCAGCTATCACGTCCATCACGGTCAAGGTCAATGGCAAATGCTCCTTAAAGTGTGTAGGCAAGAACCCCCGCCTCGCTGAAGCAAAAAGCAAGAACGACAAGAACATCACCGGCCTTTTAAACTCCGTCGAAGCCACCAAGATGGCGACCTACACTTACGTGAATGCGATGCCTTATACCCTCGGCGAAGAGAATGTCGAGATCGTAAGCATCGAATTTGCTACGCAGGAAGAAACCGACTGTGAGTTCAAAGCAGCGATCCTTTTGAACGTAGCTGCACCGGAAGATCCACGCTCCGTCACAGCAACCGGTACCGGCACGACAATCCTGCCGGAACAAAGCACTAACCCAGAGACCGAAGAACCTGTTGTTACGGATAAGGAGCTGGCTACCACCGTCACCGTTCCGGTCGAATGGACGGATGATGGGCAATCGGTCATCCGGGTCACTTATATCGTAGACGGCCATGAAGTCGAGGAATTCCACCCAATGGAAACACTGCACAGCGGTCAGCATATCCTGAACCTGTTCTATCCGCTGCTGGATATGCAGGAAAAAACTCTGCATTCCTTTGCGGTCTGGATATCCCTTGCACCGGGCAGCGCAACCATTAATGCTCAGAACATCATCGCCTCCATAACCGGTCAGGGCTTAGGCGCTCAGGACAGATGGAACGGACGTATTGACGCAAGCGACGATTATATTCCGCTCCTGTTATCCGGCATGTCTCATTTTGCTCTTTCTGGAGAAGTGGATGCAGCCCTCATCACTCCTACACCAACCGGTGCTGGCGATCAGATTCCAAAGGTGCTCATGGCCGGAATGCCGCTCTGGACTATCGCAGACAACCTCCGCATCTATGCGCCGATTGTTCATGATGTGATCGAAATCAGCGACAAGAGAAAAATGCGCTATAGCAAGATCTATGTTTTCGATGACACGCAGTTTGAACTTCGGGAAAGCTATACGATCTCAGGCGGCACCGAACAAGACCTAAATCGTGGCCGGATGGATGCTCTGAAGATTTCAACATCAGACTTTGATTCCCTCACCGGGCTTACGATCCTGCCATTTGAAACAGAGCCCTTCATCGGCGGCGATGTGCTTCCGGCAAAGAAGCTTTCCGGTACGCATTACACCGTGCTTGAAAATGGAAGCCTCGTGCTGAAGAAAACATATGCAGAAATCATCGAGGGCGAGCCTCAAGCGATAGACCGTGGCACGCTTGCCTCCTATCCGCTGGGCTTGGCTTCCTTCGACACGATCACAGAATTGGAGGTGCAAAGTGGCTGATTATTTTTCTATCCAAGCCCTGCTCGATACCATCGAGAATATGACGATCATCCGCGACAACAGCGGAAACGATGACGGAACCGATACCCTGACCGGTGTCTCCTGGTTTACTTATAACTCCGCTGTCGCCGAGAGCATCTTCGTAAATGGAAACTCGTGGATGGGCATCGGCACAAATACAGAACAGGTTAAGGTACATCGCAGAGATGCAAAAGTATGGACGATTCGGCGTGAGGAAGGAACCATCTATAACTATTACAAGTTCCTGAGAGTCCGCTGGGAGGGCTATTCCTACTACAGCGCCACTTCAGAGGACGTCCGCCTTGTCTGGGATCTGCTGCTCTTAGATACCGGCGATATTGTTCTGAACTTTGCTGTCGTTCCCACAAACGCCTCGTATCTTGGAGAATGCGTGCTGGTGACAGGCTCCGGGAATATCTCCTTCACACCTGTCGCTGGGCAGACCGTCTCATTCCTTCATCAGGATGCGACAGGTACTGCCTTTACGAAATCCGATACGCTGCCGATTCTGCTTGACCCGTACAACCGCAGATACCTAATCACAGATGCAAACAATGAACTCTATACCGTGGAGGAAGGCGCTCTCCTGAAGCTGAATGAAACCGAGCTTACTGCAGAGGTGTTTGAAACCTACGGCATACAGGATATCCCGGACGGAAACCTGCTGCTCACGCTTTCCGATCCGACGATCCTCTACTGGCATGATTCCGAGAACCGGTTCCCGCCCTTCCGGGCAACTTACACCGGTATCCCGAAGCCACAGGTCATCTACTCGGAAAACATCGATATGTCCGATTCCTCTATTCTCGGGATTGAAAAGGTCATAGCAGACTGCGATGATGCAGCCCTTTTTGCTGTCTCCTTTGATGCCGGGGAAACATGGTGGACTTACACCGGCACAGATTGGGCACAGTTATCTGAGGAAAAGTCCGGCATGTCAAAATCCGCACTGGAAGCTATCTCAACCGATGCATGGTCTGAAAAGGCCATCATTGGTCAGCTCATGTACCGTTTCGTGATCAGCGGCGAGAATGGGTATGTAAAGACGATCACAACAGACTATCTGAACAGGGAGGAATGACCATGCTCAAAGGAAAATCAATCATAGAGCTTACGGACGTCCACACGGGCAAAAAGGAAGTCTACGAGGACGAGAACCTTGTGACAGAAGCTGTCTTTGACGTCCTGAATACAAATTTGCAGGGAGCGATGTATGATAACCCGAACTTCGACAGCCAGAACGGCGAGGCTTGGCTTTTGCCAATCTACTCAAGGCTGACCGGCGGAGTCCTTCTCTACCAGAATGAAATTGCAGAAGATCCATCGCTCATATACGCTCCGCTGGATAACCCGCTCATCGGTTATGCTTCCAATGACGTAAACACTACGGAAGATGTGCAACGCGGAAGTCGCAACCTGACTGAGAGTAAGGCCGTGGATAATGGCTTCAAATATGTCTGGGACTTTGCAACCTCACAGGCCAACGGCACTATTTCCTGCATCGCTCTCACGAACATTCTGGCCGGGCGAGGCTGCAAGTATGGCGCTAACTACTTTGTCCGTCTGAAATCGGATAACATGGTTGATGGCCAGATCGACATGGACAGCTACCGTCATAATCACCGCACCTACCTCGGCGACGGCTACAGGCTGGAGATGATCGCCGTCCACAACTCGACTTCGGTGACGCTCCGTAAAGTCCCTGAGGATTATCTTCACGCCCGCCTTATGGTACGCAGCTATACGCAGATGGCAACGGCATCCAGCGAAGAAACCACCATAGAACTGAACCACTATCCTTACTGGGTGCATTTCACCGACGGCAGCAAGGATAATACCGACGAGCCTTACTGGAATGACACAACCCGGCTTGATTATCTCTTCCACGCATCTGACGGGAACTGGTATGGAATCTCTCGAAAGGATAACCGGAAATATGTCGGGATGTCCTATGGTTCGGAGAGATATGACCACACCGGCTATGAATGGTTCATGGATAAGATCAGCGGCGACAGGTGTACGACCCAGAAGATCGTCCTGCCCTACGGAACCGATAATATATCCAATATCGGTATGAGCGGTAAATGGCTGATGTTCGCCATCGGCTCGACTGTTTACCGGCTGGATACAACGAACGTAGCTAATATCGAAGTCGTCCCGAACGCAAGCTATAACAGCAACCAGCAGTACACATTCAGCGTGGATGACGAAGTAGTCATCAACGGCTGGTATTACTTCGACGGGCAACCGAAGCTCTATGTGCATCACAAAGATACCTATACAGACGGTGAGCAGTGGGGACAAAGAATGATCTCCCGCTATAAGACCTACGCCTACCAGGAGTATTTCTACAGCTATTACGGATATCATTTCCGCAAGGAACTGTATCTCTACACACCGTATCTTGCTACGATCAACAACCTGTCGACGCCTGTTATCAAGACGGCAGATAAAACGATGAAGGTCACCTACACGCTGACAGAAACGGAGGAAGCATGAAAAAGTTTGAAGTGCCCTATAACCTCGACCCGGACTATCCGGCAAAACTCCGTCTGCGGCAAAACCTGATTCCATACATCGAATGCATCTATGCCGCCGCTTGGAAAGACGACTGCGACAACACCCGCTTCGATATCACTTACCGTGACAACTATCCGAAAACCTACGAGGAATATGTGGATCGGCTGAAAGATCTGCTGGCTCTTGGCATTCCGGTCTGCATTCTCGCCCAGAAAGGCGCGACTATTACGATGATCAAGCGCTACCGTACTCTTGGCGTCCATCAGTTCATCCTGAACGATGACAAGCTGGCAGCAAAGGTCAAAGCCTCATTCCCGGAGCTTAAACTGACGCTTTCCATCACAAGAGCTCTGACACTGGACGAGCTTATCTCCGGTGATTTCAGCATGTATGACCGGATCGTTTTGTTCCACTGGTTTGCCCGCCATCTTGATGCGCTGGAGCGGCTTCCTACCAACTATCAGTACACGATGATATGCAACAGCGCCTGTTATTATGACTGCAAATGGCACGACGCGCACTGGTTCCTGAAAGCTGATAACCCGGAGCTCTACGGAAAAGAATCCGACAGGATCTGCGCAAACTGTACCGCCCTTCTCGCAAAAGGAAAGCAGCAATCCTCTTATATCGAGCCAGAGGATCTTAGGTATTTTGACCCCTATGTGTCTTGCTACAAGTTGGTCGACCGGTACGATGACACGGATACGATTTTCAATCGGCTCTACTCCTACTCCAACCGCTCCGGAACCGGCGGGAAGCCAAGAGATTATTACAACCTATAAACCATGCACCGCATGAAGGCAGCTGCCACAAGGCCGCTGCTTTTTTCATGCCCTGAACACAAGGAGGTATCACAACATGAAAGAATTCTGGAACTCGATTCAGTTCGTATTCACAGCTATCGGAGGCTGGCTCGGCTGGTTTCTCGGCGGCTGCGACGGGCTCATGATTGCGCTCATCATTTTCGTAGTCGCCGACTATATCACCGGCGTCATGTGCGCCATCGCTGACAAGAAGCTCTCCTCATCGGTTGGCTTCAAGGGCATCTGCCGCAAGGTGCTGATCTTCATCCTGATCGGGATTGCAAACGCCCTCGACATTTATGTGCTTGACCATGCCGGAGTGCTCCGTACAGCAATCATCTTCTTCTACATTTCAAACGAAGGTCTGTCTCTTGTTGAAAACAGCGCTCATCTCGGCCTGCCGGTTCCGGACAAGCTGAAGGACGTGCTGGAGCAGCTTCATGACCGAGACGGCAAGGAATCAGACAAGGAGGATAAGTAAAATGGCTATCAAGGGAATCGACGTATCCCACTGGCAGGGAACGATTGACTGGAACAAGGTAAAAGAGTCTGGCATTCAGTTCGCCATCATCAAGGCAGGCGGCTCTGACGACGGCTTCTATACTGACAGCAAGTGGGAAGCAAACTATAAGGGAGCCAAGGCCGCTGGCATCCCTATCGGCGCATACTATTTCGTCGGCAAGGACTGCGTGAGTGCCGCTGCCGGAAAAGCAGATGCCGAACGCTTCCTGAAAATCCTCAAAGGCAAACAGCTGGAGTATCCGGTCTATATGGACAATGAGGCTCAGCCCGCATCAGCCAAGACCGGAATCACCGAAGCGACCATTGCCTTCTGCGAAACGATGGAAAATGCAGGATACTTCGTCGGCATCTACGGTTCCACCTATTCCGGCTTCAAGGAACGCATGGATGACGGGAGGCTCACGCCTTACGCGCACTGGGTAGCTCAGTATGCATCAAAATGCACCTATTCCGGCAATTACGGAATCTGGCAGTATTCTTCCAAGGGAAAGGTGAGCGGCATCTCAGGTAACGTGGATCTGGACTATGCCTATGTGGATTATCCGTCCGTCATCACGAAGGACGGCTTCAATGGCTATAGGAAACAGACAGGTGATACTTCTGCTCCTGTCACATCCTCTCAGCGTGAGCAGGTCTTAGCACAGGCCAGAGCTTGGCTCGGAAAGAATGAAGCCGACGGCAGCCACCGTGAGATCATTGATGTCTATAACAGCAAAACACCTCGTGCCAGAGGATACAAAGTCACCTATACTGATGCATGGTGCGCGACCTTTGTTTCTGCAGTCTCCATCAAATGCGGGCTGACAAAGATCATCCCTACCGAATGCGGCTGCGGGCAGATGGTCGTTCTGTTCATTACCCTTAAGGAATGGGTGGAGGATGATAACTACGTTCCGAGCCCCGGAGATATCATCTTCTACGACTGGCAGGACTCCGGTAACGGCGACAATGATGGCTGGCCTGATCACGTCGGTATCGTGGAAAAAGTATCCGACAAAACAATCACGGTCATCGAAGGTAATAAGAGCAATGCCGTCGGAAGACGCACTCTTCAGGTCGGCGGCAAATACATCCGTGGTTACGGCGTACCGAAATACAGCACGGATTCCAAAGACGATAAGCCCGCCCCGGAACCCGCTCCAAAGAAGGCCGTGGATGAACTGGCCAAGGAAGTCCTCGAAGGCAAATGGGGAAACGGCGACGATCGCAAGAACCGTCTGACCGCTGCCGGGTATGACTACTCAGCCGTTCAGGCCAAGGTCAACGAACTCTGCCGTAAGCAGAATGCCGACCAGCCTGTCTACTACACGGTGAAGTCGGGAGACACGCTTTCAGGAATCGCCCGGAAGTACGGAACCAGCGTCTCTTCAATCCAGCAGCTTAACCCGACGCTTATTAAGAACGTCAACCTCATCATCACCGGATGGAAGATCCGCGTGAAATAACTGAATACACCATTATTTATGGCCTGCGAGTGTTCTTCGGAATGCCCGCAGGCCTTTTTTATTTTCACCCCTCAATCTGAGCCGCTTTTTTCTGTTTAACCGTGAGGAAGGAACTCCTCGGATTGGAGGATACTCATGGAACGCAGAACTTCTCAAATTTCATCCGCTCAAAATGCCCTGCCATCTCCAGTGGAAACTGGAGGTGGATATGCTATGTCAGACCAAACACAGAAAACCGAAAACAACTACTACACGCATGAGCGCATTCAGGGCGATCTGGACTACAGGCAGGCGCAGGCCATCGGGCAGATGATGCTCGATTCCGGCATGATCTCCGTGGCTGAATTCAACAAATTAACCGCCATCAATCGAGAAACTTTCTCTCCTCTGTTCGCGGAAATAATGCCAGAAACAGCTTGATATATAGGGCTTTCAGAGTGATGTATAGACGTACGGAAAGGAGGAATTCACTTGAAAAAAGTAACCAAAATCGCAGAAGTGAAGAACCCGAAGGGCAAAATCAGAAAGCTCCGGGTAGCTGCCTACTGCCGCGTTTCTACTGACTCTGACGCCCAGCTCGAAAGCCTCGATGCTCAGAAGACCCATTACGAAAGCTACATCACTTCCCGTGATGACTGGGAATTCGCCGGGCTCTACTTTGATGAAGGAATCACCGGTACCAAGAAAGACAAGCGTCCCGAGCTCATGAGGCTCATCGGTGACTGCAAGGCTGGCAGGATCGATTTTATCGTGACCAAGTCCATCAGCCGCTTCAGCCGCAACACCACAGATTGTCTGGAACTGGTCAGGAAACTTCTCGCTTTGAACATCCCGATCTTCTTCGAAAAGGAGAACATCAACACCGGATCAATGGAGAGTGAGCTCTTTCTGGCGATCCTCTCCAGCATGGCTGAAGGCGAGTCGGTTTCCATTTCAGAAAACAGCAAGTGGTCGATTCAAAAGCGCTTCGAGGCTGGAACCTTCAAGGTCAGCTACCCGCCCTACGGCTACGATTGGGACGGCAAGAAGATGCTCATCAATCAGGAGCAGGCAGCCGTCGTAAAGGAAATCTTCTCAGCAGTTCTTGCTGGAAAAAGCAGCAATGCCGTCGCAGACGATCTGAACGAGCGCGGCATCCCTACCAAGCGTAACGGCCACTGGACGGCGACTACCATTCGCGGAATGCTCAGCAATGAAAAGTACGTCGGCGATTGCCTTTTCCAGAAGACCTTCTCGGATTCTGCATTTAACCGGCATGTCAACCACGGAGAGAAAGGCCAGTACATGGTTCAGAATCACCATGAGCCAATCATCAGCCGGGATGACTTTGAAGCTGCACAGGCACTTATATCACAGCGGGCAAGCGAAAAAGGCGTCGTCAAAGGAACCGACAAATACCAGAGCCGATACGCCTTCTCCGGCAAGATCATCTGCGGAGAATGTGGCGATACCTTCAAGAGGCGGATTCACAGCTGCACCGGCTACAAGTACGCGGCATGGTGCTGCAACACCCACATTCAGGACAAAAGCCGCTGCTCAATGCTCTACGTCCGGGACGATTCCTTAAAGCAGGCATTCGTCACGATGATGAACAAGCTGGTCTATGCGCACCGGATGCTCCTGAAGCCTTACTTGGAAGCCATCAAGAACACTTCTACGGACGACTCGCTCCGGCAGATTCAGGAGATCCAGACCCTGCTGGCACAGAACACTGAGAAACGAGAAACCCTTACGAAGCTAATGACACAGGGCATCATCGACCACATTCTCTACAACAACGAGAACAACAAGCTCCTCTCACAGGCGGACAGCTTCCGAAGTGAGATCGAGGCGCTGAAAAACGATGTCTCCGGTGATGTCACGAAGGTCGCGGCAACCACGGAGCTTCTGCATTTTGCAGAAAAAGGCGAGATGCTTACCGCCTTTGATAAAAACCTATTTGAAAAACACGTCAGACGCATCGTCATCCGCTCAAGGCATGAAGCATGCTTTGAACTCAAATGCGGTCTGACTCTGAAGGAAAGGATGTGATGACATGGGACACACGCCTTACGGCTACATTATTGAAAACGGCGGTGCCATCATCGACGAGGAAAAAGCTGAAAATATCCGAAAGCTCTACGAGAACTACCTATCAGGCATGGCACTTAAGACAGCTGCTGCCAAAGCCGGGATCGAAACCTACCACGGAACAGCAAAACGCCTCATGGAGAATAAGCACTACCTTGGCGATGACTTCTACCCCGCCATTATCGACCAGGAGACCTTCGACAAAGCTTCCGAAGAACGAATCAGACGCGCCGGTAAGCTCGGTAGGCTAAATCGCAAGAAGACAGCGAAGCAGGATGAGATTCCTACCTGCTTCCATCTTGGCGATGCAACGGAGCATTACGACGATCCGAGGTTGCAAGCCGAGTACCTTTATGGCCTCATCGAAAGTGAGGTGGTCTGATGGCAAACGTAATGTTCATTCCCGCCAGACCGCAGGTCGGGAACACGGTCAAAAAAAGCGAACAGCCAAAGCTCCGCGTCGCAGCCTACTGCCGCGTCAGCACGGATTCCGACGAGCAGGAAACCAGCTACGATGCGCAGGTCACTCACTACACCGAGTACATCCAGAAGAATCCAGAATGGATGCTGGCTGGCATTTTTGCGGACGACGGCATCTCCGGCACCAACACAAAGAAGCGCGACGAATTCAACCGCATGATCGACGAGTGCATGACCGGGAACATCGACATGATCATCACTAAATCGATCTCCCGTTTTGCCCGCAACACCCTCGACTGCCTCCAGTACATCCGCCAGCTCAAGGACAAGAACATCCCGGTCTACTTCGAAAAGGAGTCCATCAACACGATGGATGCCAAGGGCGAAGTGCTGATCACAATCATGGCGAGCCTTGCCCAGCAGGAAAGCCAGTCGCTCAGCCAGAACGTGAAGCTCGGTCTGCAGTACCGCTACCAGCAAGGAAAGGTGCAGGTCAATCACAATCGCTTCCTCGGGTACACCAAGGACGAGAACGGTCATCTGGTCATCGACCCTGAGCAAGCAGAGATCGTAAAAAGGATCTACCGAGAGTACCTTGAGGGCTCCAGCATGGACAAGATTGCCGCCGGGCTCGAAGCGGACGGCATCCTCACCGGAGCCGGGAACACAAAATGGTGGACGAGCACAATCAATAAGATCCTGCGAAACGAGAAATACATGGGCGACGCCCTGCTTCAGAAAACCGTAACCACGGACTTCCTCACCAAGAAACGCGTACGCAACACCGGAGCCCTGCCGCAATACTATGTGGAAGATGACCATGAAGCCATCATTCCGAAGGAAATCTTCATGCAGGTGCAGGCGGAGCTTGTGCGACGCAGGAAGGTTCACACTGGGCCGAACGGTCAGAAGCGCATCTACTCCGGCAACAACTGCTTCTCCCAGATGGTCGTCTGCGGAGAATGCGGCGAGCTCTACCGGCGCGTCCACTGGAATAACCACGGCTGCAAAAGCATCGTCTGGCGATGCATCAGCCGCCTTGAACCCAGCCGCGCCGCCATGAACTGCACCAGCCGGACCGTCAAGGAAGAACTCCTGCAGAAAGTCA